TGGAGGGGAGTCTTGGTGATATGGAAGTCAGGAAACTAGGAGGAGGTAACGAAGTCCGGTTGGATATATCCAATCTTTTGAAAGTTCAGAAAGAACTTAAGAAAACTTTCTACGCACAAGTAGGAGTTTTGGGTTCTACGGGACGATACGAAAGAAAGATTACGGTTATGTCTAAGAAAGGAGTTCGTAAAAAAGGAAAACAGACGTCGAGCATGACTAATGCCGAAATAGGGATAATTCACGAAAAAGGAAGTAAGAGTAATAATATCCCGAGACGTTCTTTTTTAGAACTTCCTCTAATTACTAAACTCCCCAAATATTTCAAAAAAGTAGGACAAAAAGTTTTAGATGGTCTTACTCGAACAAACATAAGGCAAGCATACGAAGATCTTGCTTTAGTAGGAGAAGGAATAGTTTTACGTGCATTCAGTTCTTCCGGATTTGGTCAATGGACCGCTAATGCTCAATCTACTGTCCGGAGAAAAAAGAGTTCTCGACCTTTAATTGATTCAGGTCAATTAAGAAAATCTATTACAAGTAGAGTGGTGGTGAAATGAGTATTCAAAACGCAAAAGACGGATATCCTACTTATCAAGCCGATAGTTTGCCTAACGTATCGGACGCTGTATCTTCTATTCTCCAGTCTGTTAAGGTTCAGGTCGTAACAAAGAAACTAGTCAGCGGTCGCATAACAGAAACGACAAAGTGTTATCAAACTAAAGCAACAAAACAACCGTTCACAGAACAGCAATTACAATTGAAGCCCGAAGGTCAAAGGGGGTGGAGATGGTTCACTATTCATACGCTCAGTAATCTTAATCTTCAGTTGGATGATATTGTGGTTCTATGGACGACTAAGTACAGAGTCATGGGAAAATACGATTATTCAGAATACGGATATTACGAGTATCATGTTGTCGAGGATTATATCGATGAATAGTTTGAGCATTGACTATATTAGAAATATCATAATTGAAGAAATGGAATTGGAAGAAGACCGCGTCTATATTTACAATCAGAAATTTACAATTCCAAAAGACGATGAACTGTTTATAGTTTTGGAATATAACGGAGCTCCTAAGGTAATATCTAATCGGAATTATATGGATATGACCGAGGAACCTCCGGTAGAAGTAAACGATTTAAATATGCAAGAAAGAATAGTTGTCGGTGTTTTTTCCAAGAATGAATCTGCTCTTCAACGTAAAGAAGAAGTTTTAATGGCTATTCATTCTATTTATTCGCAAAATGTTCAAGAACAGTATAGTTTTCGAATATTCAGAAGTTCTGTTATCGAAGATTTATCTTTTCTTGAAGCATCAGCGTTATTATATAGATTTGATATACCTTTAATCGTTAATGCTTGGTATAAAAAGACCAAGGAAAAAACGTATTATGAGGTCTTCCAAACTCAAGTAACCGTTAATGACGGACAGCCCGATATGAAGTCAGAAGTGTTCGATCCTAGGGAGGATCCAACTGATTATCCAAAATGATAAAGGAGGAATAAAAAATGTTAGAGCTGTCAAATGTAGTTAGTATTTCTGTTTCACAAAATCCCGTAGGGCTTGGAAACTTTAACGTGAACAATTTAGCTTTGTTCTCGGATGAAGTACCCATCGCCAATTCTCTTTCCAGTAGTTCCAGTTCTTCTGGAGCAGGAGAATACGTGGCAGGTCCGTACGGAGAATACCGAGTTTACGCTTCTGCTGCCGAAGTAGGGGATGATTGGGGTACTGATTCCGAGACCTACGCACAAGCGGTCATGGTCTTTAGTCAGCAACCTAATATTCTCGCAGGCGGAGGCAATTTAATTATCTTCACTATGGGAGCGGACGAAACTCTAGCGGAAGCAATAGATAGAACAACAGATTCAATTTTCTATTGCGGAATTATTAGTACGACGTATCCGACGATAGATGCAGATATTCTTTCGTTGGCAACTGCGGTACAAGCATACACGGATAAACTTCTGTTCTTCCCTTCGGCTACGCTTGCCGATATCACGGGAATATTTACAGACATTAAAGACGCAACGCTGTATAATACGAGATGTCTGTATTATGCGACAAGTGCTTTAACTGCTAGAAAGTTCGCAGCTGCTTATGCGTCTCGTGCTTTATCCGTTAACTTCTCCGGTTCTAATACTGCCTTGACTATGAATTTGAAACAGTTGAGCGGAGTAACCGCAGATTCTTCGATAACGCAAACTGTTTATACTGCTGCTAAAACCGCAGGAGTAGATGTTTACGTTAGTTTGGCAGGAGTCTCTTCTGTTATGTCGAGCGGAGAAAACAAGTATTGCGATGAATCACACAATCTTATCTGGTTTGTAAGTGCCTTAAAGGTTGCGGGATTCAACTTGCTGGCTCAAACAGGAACAAAAGTACCTCAAACAGAACCCGGAGTTTCCGCCTTGAAGGCAGCGTATAGAGAAATATGCGAACAAGCCCGAAAGAATGGTTATCTCGCTCCAGGATCGTGGACGTCAGCTGAATGGTTTGGTAATCAAGAAGATATGATAAATAATGTTCTCGAAAGAGGATACTATATTTATAGTGCTCCTATTACCGATCAATCTTCTGCGGATAGGCAAGATAGAATAGCTCCGCTTATTCAAATTGCCGTTAAAGAAGCAGGTGCAATTCATTCTACGAACGTCGTGGTCAACGTAAATCCGTAATTAAAGGAGAATAAAATGGCACAGTCAGCAACAACCAGTTTAACCGGAAAAGATACCATCAAGATTAACGGTAGAATCTTAAATGATTTTGCTGATGGGGATACGGCAGTATTAGAATATCCTAATGAACTTGTTGGAGTCAAAACGGGAAAAGGAGGCAATTCTATTTATGCCTTCAACACAATGGGTCGTCAATGCAGTTTCACTCTCCGAGTATTGAGAGGGAGTTCAGACGACAAATTTCTTAACAATCTTCTTAGTCTCTTTGAAAACGATCCTGCCGTATTTTCTCTTATGACAGGAGAACTCGTTAAAAATATCGGAGACGGAGAAGGGAGTGTAACCGCAGATACGTATATTCTTTCTGGGGGAGCATTCCGTAAGAAAACAGATGCCAAGGAAAATGTGGAAGGAGATACAGAACAAGCTGTTTCTGTTTATTCCATCATCTTCTCTAATGGCGGAAGGAGTATCGGATAATGAAAAAGACTTTGGCAAGCGGTATTGAGTTAGATATAACGATGGCTCCCTTTACGGAGGGATACAGACTCTTCCAAAGTGTATTAAGGGAATTACAAAATATTCCTATAAAGGTAGGGTTGCGAGGAGCTTCTTTTTCTTCTTTAGCAGAAATGGATGTTAACGAAGAAATTCTAGACACGATAAAAAACGTCGTGGCGGTTCTCCTTTCTTCTCCAGAAGTAGAAGGAGCTCTTATTCCTTGTCTTCAGAGAGTTACTTACGGTGGAAAAAAGCTTGGGACGGGAACAGATGTTTTTGAAAGTGAACAAGCCAGAGAAGATTATGTCGTTGTCATGAAGGAGGTTTTGGTTTATAACCTGACCCCTTTTTTCAAGGGTCTGACTTCAGGGTTGTCTTCTCTTCTTCCAAACCTAAGTACAGGAGACCAAAAGTAAAAATAGATGTTGATGAGACCAAGTTAATTGCATTGAAATTAAGCAAGGCAGGATACGGTACTCCCGAACAAGTATTAAAATGGTCTTCTGAGATGACTCTCTTAGCTTTGAAGTATGAAAAATTTTTGGACGATTACGAATTTGAGTTCCTGAAATTAAATAAGGAGACGTCGTGAAAATAGGCGATTTGTTTATAACTCTAGGATTCAAAGCAGATGAAACAAAATTATCTGAATTCATAAAGCAGATAGGAGATTTGAATCTTAAGAGTGTAATGACGACGGGAGCTTTTGGAGTTCTGGTTAATAAGACCAAAGAATGGATTGAAATTGCAGAACAATCTACATTCTGGGTTAATAAATTCGGTCGCGAAACCGGAATGTCTAAACAAGAAGTTCAAAAGTGGACTAAGGTTGCAGAAAGAATGGGTGTAGAAGTTGATACTATTGTAGGAGGACTGAAAACTCTTCAATCTGGATTATTTCAATTACAAATGACCGGAGAAGGATCAAATGTTTGGATGTTATTGGGATTAGATCCGAGAACTGCGAAAAATAATTTTGAACTTTTGAAAATGATAGGTTCACGGTTAGAAGGATTAAATTTCGCTCAGAAAAGATTTATTCTTGGTCAACTCGGTTTGGGGGACGAATGGTTGAATGTGTTTCCTGAAATACTTAAAAATCAAGAAGACTTAATTGATGATTTAGCAGTAGGCGAAACGCATTTAGAAGCAATGCACGAATACCATAAGGAAAATGTCAGATTAGGTCAGGAACTTAATAAAGTATGGACGGATATTGGAGCTTCTATTGCGAGAGGAACTACTCACGTCACAAGATTCACAGCTAATTTAATTTCTGCATATCGTAAGTCCGATGACTATAAAGCATTTTTTGACGCTGATTCACAAGTATCAAAAGAATTCTGGAAGAATATGTTAAATCCTTTGAAGTACCCTATGGAAGATTTCAAAAAGATGTTACATAAAATTCCTTCACTAAAAACTTCTGTTCTTATGACGGATCCCTTTCTTTCTCAGAAATTAAGGAGTCAAATAGAATTGAAAATGAGAGAAGGAAACAAAGAAAGAAAATTACAGCAGAATGTTCAAATTCATGCACACATGAATATTCAGGGAGATAAACCCGAACAGATAGCAAATGAAATAGAAAAGAAAATTGAAAGAATGAGTTCAGATACAGCGAATCAATTGCCCGGAGGAGGATACTGATGACAGATATAAACGCTTCTCCTAATTCGAATATTCGAGAAAACATTTCCAGGATTCCTAATCTCATAGAAAATGTAGTGAATCAGTACATTGTGAGACCAACAGGAAATCCTAATATTGAAGGAATTTCGGGATTTGTATTCGATGTTCTTGGTCCAGAAACAGTATTCTTGGATTCTGAAATAACCGATCATTACGTAGAAAACAATACTACCGTTCAAGATCACATTGCTTTGAAGCCCGAAAGATTTAGTTTGACGGGTTACGTAGGAGAATTAGCAGATTTACTTCCTAATTCCGCCTTATCCGTTCTTAAAACGGTTCAAAGTCTTTCTTCAATAGGAGGTGCCCTTCCTACCTTTACTGATCAAGCGACTCAAATTTATGGAAAGGTAGCAGGGGAACTTTCTAAAGTGGGTCAGGTTATTAATCAGGCAAGAAATATCTACGGTATTTTTTCAGATAAAAATACAGCATCCACAAAACAGCAAAAGGCATATTTGTTCTTTTATCAAATTTGGAAAAGTAGACAGCTTTGCGACATTGAAACCCCCTTCGGCATACTCAAGAATATGGCAGTTGAATCTGTACAAGCTCGTCAAAATGAAGGGACTAATATCATAAGTGATTTTTCTATCTCATTTAAGAAAATAAGAAAAGCGTCGACGATACAATTTTCGTTACTTCCTTCTCCAGGAAGAGCTCAAAACATCATAAGTGAATCAGTGAATAACGGTCAAACATCGGGACCAGAAGTTGCAAATACGTTATTAACTCAGACATTTTCAAGTGAGGAATAAATGAATCGTATTGACATTATAACAGATAATCCAAAACAGACGATGGAAATAGTATTAGAAGACGGTACTTCTTTTCAATTAGATATTCGATATGTTGATAATCAGTCTGGATGGTTCTATTCCATTACGTATGGAGATTTTGAACTTCTTAATCGGAGAGTAGTAAATTCTCCTAATATGATAAGAATGTTTAGAACCGTAATTCCGTTTGGATTAAGTTGTATTGTTAATGACGGTCAAGAACCTGTATTCATTGAAGATTTTAAGAACGGAAGAGCTAAACTTTATACTCTAAACGAAGAAGACGTAGCATTAGCAGAAACGGTGGTTGCTCGTGTCGATTGAAAAATTCGGTAGAAAATTCGAACTCGCTATTTATCCTCCAAGAAGATTAATAAATAATACTTCTGGAGGGGCATCTTTATCCGCT